ACCATCAAAGATACCTCTAGGTATAAAGGGTGATTAGTTATTGGTTTCTAATCTAAGGATATTTAGTTTAATGGTAAAACATCTTATAAAGGTTCGAATCCTTTAATATCCCCTAAAAATTTTTTTAAAATAATTAGATAATTATTTGTATAATTAAAATATTTTACATAACTTTGTGATGTAAATATTGCCCCAATGATGGAATAGGTAGACATAAGGGACTTAAAATCCCTCGACCATTTGGTTGTGCAAGTTCAAATCTTGCTTGGGGTACACTATCCTGCCCTATTATGTAAAGGTAGCATGCGGAGCTCTAACCTCTGAAGTCTGGGTTCAAATCCTAGTGGGGCGACTAATTTAAATCTTATGGAAAATAATTTAAGTAATATCCATATTGATTTTATTAAAGAAAAAATGCAACAAGCTTTATCTTTACTAGAGTTAATTGATAGAGAAATTAATGTAGTACAATTAAGTAATGAACAATTTGTATTAGATTTCTATGATAAAATCAATGAAATTAGTGTAAGAAAATAATGGGAAAATTAACTGCAAGAGAGCTTCAATGGCAGACACAAGATGATGCTAGAATACTTTCAAAGTATCAAGAAATAATGTCTGATAGTAAAAGAAGGAAAGCTGCTCAAAAACAAGCATTAGTTGAAGCTCAAAGATTAGAAAAGCAAGCTAATAACATGAAATTAGCTTCAGGAGGTAAACTTAAAAAATAATTAAATGGAAGAGTTGAACTTATTTACTTATGTAGCTGTTGGTAGATTTAAATCTGTAAGAAGGGCTATACAAAGAAAGAAAGTTAGTGAAACAGGTACTATATTACCTCATAGACCTTTTAATAATAGGTCTAATAGAAATGGTACCAGACCCTTAAATGAGTTAAAGAAGAAAGCTTATGTAGAACTCAGTAGAATTACAACAAGACTATAATGAAGAACCTGTATATTATTGTAAATCATGTTTGTCTTTAAGAATAAAAAGAGTAGCAAGAGGTCTTGATTTAGACTATTGTGATGAATGTGGTTCTACTGATGTAGATACTACAAACATTGAAGAATGGCAAAAGCTATATAGAGATAATTATGGTTTTGATTTTTTAAATAAAAAAATAGGCAATGGAAGAAAATAAAGAAGAACAGAAGGTAGAGAAATTGAGTTATGAACAACTTAATAATGTAGCTTTGCAACTACAACAAAGAGTAATTCAAGCAGAACAAAGGCTTAAAGAAATTAATTATGCTGCTATGAGGTTGAATTATCTTTTTGAAGTTCTCAAACAAAGCACTCATTTTTCAGAAGAATTTATTAAGAAATGTTCTGATGAAATTGTAGAACTTCTTACAGTAGATACTGAAGAAACTAAAGAATAATAATCATTATGGGGAAGATTAATAATGTATTTAATATTCCTGCTACAATAGATGGTAATTTCTTTAGATTATGGTTAGAGTTTTTAAGACCTTTTCATGGATTAAAAGGTAAAGAACTTGATGTAATGGCTACCTTCTTAAAAGAAAGGTATACTCTTAGTAAAGTCATTAGTGACAATCAGCTACTTAATAAGATAGTTATGAATGAAGACACTAAAAGAAAAATAAGAAATGAATGTGGAATAACTCCTGCTCATTTTCAAGTAATAATGACTAAACTAAGAAAGAGTGGAATGATTGTTGATGGTCAAATCCATCCTAAAATTATACCTAGGCTTGAAGAAAACCCTAAAGACTTTAAATTACTTATATACTTCCCCCTACAATGAAATATGAAGATATAATTAATCAACTGTCTAAAGAACTTAACCTTCCACCAGATGTAGTAGAATAGGTATATAAAACCTATTGGTACTAGATAAGGAAATTAATTCAAGACTTACCTCTTAAAGATGATATTAATGAGGAATAGTTTAAATAGTTAAAAACTAATTTTAATATACCTTCTCTTGGTAAATTGAGTGTTACTTATGACAAATACTCAAGAATAAAGAAAAGGTTTGAATATATACAAAAAATTAGAGAAGATGCTAAATCTAAAGAAAGTTAAACCTATGTTTAATAGGATAATAACAACTGCTGATATATGGGAAGAAGACCAGTATATTAATGGAATTATTGATACCAGTAGAGCTAAAGGAGCTTTAAAAGAACATCAAAAAGTTCTTGCAGTTGGTACTACAGTTAGGGATATTAAAGAGGGAGATGTAGTTTGTGTAGACCCTACTAGATATACAGTAGTTAAACATAATGATAAATCCATAAAGAATAATATTATTGGTGATAATCCCGTAGTAAGTTATAGGTTTGATACTATTAAACTTGATGGTAAACAATGCCTTGTACTATATGACCAAGATATTAAATATATTGTAGAAGATAGTGAGGAAATTGAGGACTCAGGTCATATTATAATTCCCGATAAACCAAATATTATTGTTTAATAATGAGCCTGTTAGTTTTAACAGGCTTTTTTAATTTATATAGAATATGAAGTTATTTAAATATGAAGGTTATAAAGTTGTTATATCAGAAGAAGCATTTGCTTTAAAACCATTTAAGGTACTATGGAATAGAGATAAGACATCTAGTAAAGATAAAGCAATTGCTGAATTATCTATGGTGTATTTTATGGAAGACCCTGCTAGTGATTATCAGTATTTAGTTGACAGAGATGAAAGACTTAAAGCTATTATTGAAGGAGAAGGATTACCAAGTACATGGAAGCCTGATAAACAAGTAAAAGAAGCTATGGAGTTTTATGCTAGTTTTAAAACTACTTCAGCATTAATTCTTGAAGATACTAGATATGCTGCTGATAACCTTAGAAAGTCCTTAAGAGATATTAATCTTAATGCCACTGATGATAAAGGTAAACCTATTTATACAGTAGCATCTATTATTTCTGCTATTAAACAAGTACCACAACTTGTAAAAGAATTATCAGAAGCTGAAAGAACAATAGCTAAAGAAATGGCAGAAGTTAATGGTAGAGTTAGAGGTCAGAAACCTAAATCAATATTAGAAGATTCTTTAGATATATGATAAGTTTATAGGATATAGTAGAATGCATTTCAAGTACATTTATATTACATAAAGAATTAAAAATAAATAGTAAGTTTAAAGTATATAAGACATTCTCTTATAATTTATACTCTGTACTAGATAAAGATACTTCTCTACTACATTGGGAAACCACTAAATAGTGTACTGATATAGAAGATACATGGAATAAATTAGATAAAGAATTTCTAAAAATATTAATTACTTTTATAAGAAAAAATTATGGAATTTAATGAGTATCAAACATCTATATCTGATGAAGAATTTGATAAACTTCCTAATGAGATTAAAGAGTAGTTTCTTGATTATATAAATAATGTTCCATTTATAAAAGCAATGATTAACATCAATAGACCTAGGGCTAAAGATTTACCAAGAGATATTGATGGAAAAATTATTGTTGATATTACTAAGCCACATACTATAGAGAATACTGATTACTTTAGACCAACAGCTATACATTTTCAGTAGTATGGTTGTTTTACTAAATTAAAGCCTAATTCTAATCCTAATAGTGAGTATAGAAAATGGCTAAATGAAGAAGTAAGAAGATGTTGGTATGGTTATATTAGGGAAGAAGATGGTGAATGGATTACAGGAGATATGTATTTCTTTCTTAATTATTGCCCTATACAACTTATTAAAAAAGGTAAGAGTGGAGATACTATTAGAACTGTAGATTTTCCAAGCTTCTTTGATGGTAACTACTATAGATTTCATTACTTGAATCAATGTAGAAAAGAAGGACACCATGCAATGGAATTAGCTAAAAGAGGTGCTGGTAAATCATTTTGTGCAGCATCTATGTTAGCTAAAAGATTTATATTAGGTGAATCAAGAGATGTGAATAAGAAAGTACAATGTGTAGCTACTGCATCTGAAAGAAAATACATTCAAGGTGCTAATTAGTTACTAGATATGTTTTAGTATTATATAGATTTCTGTGCTAATAATACTGAGTTTCCTTCTCAAAGATTAACTTCTTCTTTACAAAATATGCAATGGACTATGGGTTATATGGATATAGACTCTGGTACTAGAAAAGGAACTTAGAACAGTGTAATGGGTATTACATCAAAAGATGATGAATCTAAACTTAGAGGTTCTAGAGGTGTTTTATACTTACTAGAGGAAGCTGGTTCTTTTCCTAGATTATTAAATCTTTATCAAGTATTAAGACCTTCTGTTGAAGATGGTAATAGAGTATTCGGATTAATCTATGGCTATGGTACTGCAGGTGATAAAGATTCTGACTTTAGTGCTATGTAGGAATTAATGTATAATCCTGATGGTTATAATATTAAAGGAGTACCTAATGTTTATGATAAAGAAGGATAGGGAAGAAGGTAGTTTACTTATTTTTATCCAGGTTATTTAAATAGAGCAGATTGTTATGATAAAGATGGTAATTCTGATGTAATTAAGGCTTTATTAGAAATACTAAAAGATAGATATAAAGTAAAATATAATAGTACAGATATTAATGCTATTACAAAGAGAGTTGCTGAAATTCCCATTACTCCATAGGAAGCTATTCAAAGGTCTAGAGGTAATGTATTTCCTATTACAGAACTTACAGCTAGACTTAATGAAATAGATAATAATCCTAATTTCTTTGATGATGTTTATGTTGGAGATTTAGTAATGGGCAAAAATGGTAATGTAGAATTTACTATTAATAATACGGATTAGCCTATTAGAAACTTTCCTACTAAAGATAATAAAGTAAAAGGTGCATTAGAAATATATGAAATGCCTATAAAAGTTTAGGGCAAAGTTCCTTTTGATAGATATATTGCTTCTCTTGATAATTATGAAAATGATGAATCAAGTACCATGTCTTTAGGTTCATTATTTGTACTAGATTTATGGACTGATAGAATAGTAGCAGAGTATACAGGAAGACCTATGTTTGTAGATGATTTAAATGAGATAGCAAGGAAAATTTGTCTATTTTATAATGCCAAATTACTATATGAAAGTAATAAGAAAAATACTTTTTCTTATTTTAGTAAAATGAATAGTTTGCATTTGTTAGCAGATACTCCTGAATATTTAAAAAATAGATAGCTTATAAAAAATATAGGAATAGGAAATACTTCTAAAGGAGTTAATGCTTCTACCCCTATTATAAATTTTGGATTTACTTTAATTAGGGATTGGCTATTAAAACCAGTAGTCATTACTGAAGAGCATAATGGTGAAGTTATTTCTCATACATTACTAAATTTATAGTTTCTAAAAAATAGAGCTTTAATAAAGGAACTTATATTATTTAATCCTGCAATAAATGTGGATAGAATTATGTCCTTATTACAACTTATGTTACTAAGAGAAGAAAAAATGATATTATATCAAGGTGACCCTTAGAAATCTAGGAACAGAGTTCCCTCTGATTATTTAGGCAATGATGATTTCTTCTCAAGAAACTATCATATAAAACAGTAAATTTAGCAAAATAAACTATAGTATAATAAAATTAGTAATACTATTGTGTTAATGAAATTTTTTTACTAATTTTGTTTGATTAAAAAGTTAAAGAAGATATGAGTAATTTTATACAATTTCCAGCACAACAACTTTCAGATAAAAAGAAAGGTAAAGAGTGGAGGAAAAAGCACCTAGATTGGGCTACTTCAAAGACTTTCTTTAACTATTCACCAGTTAGAAAGAGTGAACATCATAAGAAGATTAATTATGACCTTCTTAATGGTAAACTCCATATGGATGACCTTATTCTGATTATTAATCCTGATAATATTGAAGCAGGATATATTCCAGATAAGATACAGCATTACCCCATTATGAACTCTAAACTTGAGGTTCTAAAGGGTGAAGAACTAAAGAGAGTTTTTGATTATAGAGTAGTAGTTACTAATCCTAATGCTATATCAGAGATTGAAAATAATAAGAAGAATGAAATCTATGCTAGGGTATAGTAGTTAGTTGCTGATACTTCACAATCTGAAGAGGAGTTTAATGCTGAACTAGAAAAAATGAGTGACTTCTTTACATATGAATGGCAAGATGCTAGAGAAGTAAGAGCTAATTCTTTACTTAATCATTATGTAAAAGAGCTTAATCTTCAATTATTATTCAATACAGGATTTTAGGATGCTTTAGCTGTATCAGAAGAAATATATGCTTGTGATATAGTTGGTGGAGAACCTACTATTGAAAGAGTAGACCCTACTAAAATAAAAGTATTTAGGTCAGGATATAGTAATAAAATTGAAGATGCAGATGTAATTATACTTGAAGACTATTGGAGTCCGGGTAGAATTATAGATACATACTATGATAGTCTTACTAATGAAGATATTAAATACATTGAAAGCTTACCTGATGACCCTAGTAATGGTACTAATTCTGAAGACCCAACACTAGAGTTTGTTCCTGCAGCAAGTATTATAGGAGATGATGAGATTATGAATGGTAAATAGGTTGAAAGTCTATTTGCAAGTTATAGTTCTGATACATTAATGCCTTATGATACTGTAGGTAATATTAGAGTAATTAGAATGTATTGGAAGTCAAAAAGAAAAATTAAAAAAGTTAAATCTTATGACCCTTAGACTGGTGAAGAATAGTTTAATTTTTATCCTGATACTTACGTTATTAATGAAGATTTAGGTGAAGAAGAACAATCTTTATGGATAAATGAAGCTTGGGAAGGTACTAAAATTGGAGAGAAGATTTATATAAATATGAGACCTAGACCTGTACAATATAATAGGTTAAGTAATCCATCAAGATGCCACTTTGGTATTGTAGGTTCTATTTATAATCTCAATAATAATAAACCCTTCTCTTTAGTGGATAGAATGAAGCCTTATAATTATCTTTATGATGTAGTTCATGATAGATTAAATAAAATGCTTGCTAAAAACCCTGGTAAGATTATTAAAGTGGATTTAGCAATGATACCCAGTGGTTGGACTATGGATAAATATATGTATTTCCTTAAAACATCTAACATTGCTGTAGTAGATAGTTTTAAAGAAGGAAGTATAGGTGCAGCTACTGGTAAAATAGCAGGAGCATTAAATACTAATTCATCGGGAGTTATTGATGCAGAATTAGGTAATTCTATTCAAATGAATATTAATCTTCTTGCATTTATTAAAGATGAAATGGCAGAAGTAGCAGGTATATCTAAACAAAGAGAAGGTTAGATTGCCAATAGAGAAACTGTTGGTGGTGTGGAAAGAGCTACTTTACAGTCTTCATTAATTACTGAATATTTATTTGGAACTCATGATGATGTTAAAAGGAGAGCTTTAGAATGTTTCTTAGAAACAGCTAAAATAGCTTTAAGAGGTAAGAGTAAGAAGTTTGAATATATTCTTTCTGATGGTTCATTATAGATTATAAATGTTGAAGGAGATGAATTTGCAGAAAATGATTATGGTTTAGTAGTTGATAACAGTGATAATGTTCAACAATTAAATCAAAAATTAGATGCACTTGCACAAGCTGGTTTACAAAATCAAGCTCTTAGCTTCTCTACTATTATGAAGTTATATGGTAGTTGTTCTGTTGCTGAAAAACAAAGAATGGTAGAAAAGGATGAACAACAAATGATTCAAAGATAGCAAGAAGCTCAACAGCAATAGATGCAAATGCAACAACAACAATTGCAAATGTAGGCTCAACAAAAACAAGCAGAAATGGAATTAAAAGACCAAATGAATTAGAGAGATAATGAAACTAAAATATTGGTTGCTACTATTTCAGCTAATAATAATCAAACTACAGAACCTGAATTTACAGAAAGTGAAAAAGCTAAACTTGCAGAGAATACAAGATAGTTTAATGAAAGATTAGCTTTAGATAAATAGAGATTAAGTTTTGATAAAGATAAAGCAAAAACTGATGCTCAATTAAAAAGATTAAGTATTAATAAGAAAACTTCTAATACTAAATAATATATATGTTTTTTACTCAAGAAGACTATTAGAAAATAAAAGATTGGCTTCAATCTAGTTCAGTTAAAGACTCTTAGTTTACTGAAACAGATTATTTAAATACATCAGATTTTATTACAATACTTCAAGAAGGTGAGAATAAGAGAATATCAGCAGAAGTCTTATTAGAACAAATTAATAAGAACTCAAAAACAGCATATCAAATGTTAGTTGATGCTGGTTTATATGATAAAACTGAAACAGAATTTATTCAAACTCTTGCAGATTGTGTAGAAGGTAGGTATCTTGTTGAGGGAGATGTAACTAATATCCCTGATGAAGAAGACCTTACAGAAGATGATGATAAATTGAAGTTTAAAGATAGAGAAGTAAGTGCTGTAAGTTATATTCCTAAAGGCTATGTTACTTTAAGAAGACACTATAGTAATAATACAAATATACTTCTGCAATCTGCAATTAATAAAGCCAATACTATCTATGAAATAAGATATACATTTGATTTACAAGGTAAAACTATTAACTTACCCGATAACTGTGTATTAAAATTTAAAGGTGGTAAACTAAAGAATGGTGTTATTAGTGCTAATAACATTGTAATTGATTCTAAGTATAGTGGTATATTTAGTGACATTACTTTTACTGGTAAAATACTAAAGACTTACAGATTTAAAGTAGATTGGTTTATTTCTGAATTTGTTGATGAATTAACCACCTCTACTCCCTCAATAGATAACTCTGTTGAAATTAATAACCTTATTAAACAAGGTATTAAAAACATTGAATTTTCAACAGATAGGTATTACTATATTAAAAATGCCATTGTAGTAGATGGTGATACTAATTTCTATACAGATAAAGAGAATACTATGTATGAAAATGCAATTAGTCAATCTTTAAATGTATAGGGATGTATTTACTCTAATGAAATTATTACCTTACTAGATTATAAATATAATCCTTCAGTACCTAATAATTCATTATTTATAGGTAATATTCATTTCTATTGTGGTAAACCTTTTACTAGTTTAAGTAATATTGATACTCCTATTGTAAGAATTACTAATACAGGTGCTTCAATACTATGGGGTGCATAGATTAAAGCTTCAATTAGAGGTACTATTAGAGGTATTACATTAAATGGTAATGTAGTAAACTCTGTTAGTTATACAGGACTTTTAATGGAAGCTAAAAATCAAGCTATTACTTATGTACATTATTCCGGATATATTAGTAATGTTTATCTTGGATTTAAATGTTTAAGTAATGATAATACTTACTTTACTGGATTTATGTCAGATGGGGATACTTGGTGTGCTAAAGGTGGAGAATTTTCTTGTGGAAGTCCTGTAATTATTAGAGGCAGGCATCAACCTTTATTTGTACATAGTTCTACTAATGAATTAGGATATTTTGAAGGTAAAGAAATTTGCTTACAAGGATATGTATGGGACACTAATTAGTCAGCTAGTAACAATAATAACAAATACTGGTCTTGTAAATATCCTTTAAAGATTTCTGATGAAGGTAGAGTATCTGAACTTAATAATAGACAATTGTCTTCACAACAATAGCCATTATGGCAGAATAATAAAGGTTAGATTAATTTACTAACTTAGGATGATTCTAATAATGGGTATCCTTACACTAATTTGCTTTATGAGGTACTTTCTACTAAATTCCTTAATGAAGATGGTAGTAGCAATGCCAAATATATTAAGGACTTTAAATATACCATTAATGATACAGATATTTATAATATTGTATCTTATGATAGTAAAGCTGTACTAATTAATGGTCATAATTTATTCAATGATATTAGCGGTATTAGCTCTCCTAGATATAATTATACTACTGATATTTAGGTAGATACTGCTACATTAATAACATATAGAGATTCTGCTAATTACAATAGAATATATATTAGTTTTACTATTCCACAAAATTGTGTAGCTGGTTCTTTACAAGATAATATTCAATTACTTGTAGCCCCTGCTAATACCAGTGGTAATATTAAGGCTACTATTAATATTACTCAAAATGGTCAAGTAAAGGTATATAGTTCTATTGATAATCCTGAAAGATATTGGCATACTAATAAATTTAGATGTGCTATTCCTTCAATAGAAAATGCAGATTGTAATGTTGAAATATCTTTTGAATTTGATGATTTAAAAGATGTTGTATTGCCAAGTATAGCTGTATTAGTTCCCTCTAATATTAAGTTTATTTATGGTGGTCCTACATCAAAAAGACCTGTATTTTATGGAGCAGGCAATGAAGCACATAAAGGACTTCAATACTATGATACTGATTTAAAAACTTATATAGTATGGGATGGTTCTAAATGGGCATAGTTAGGAGCTATTAGTGATGAACAAAATATTATTAATAGTGAAGTAGAAACTAGATTAACTACTGTTGAAACTAACTTAAATGAAAAAGTAATAGAAGCAGGTGGTGTAGAATGGGACACTGTTCCTACTAATGGTAGTACTAATGCAGTTAACAGTAATGGTATTTATGATTATGCTGTTACTACTGAAGCTGAAAGTAAATCACAATATGCAGAATATTAGGTTCCTGCAATTGATAATTATATTGCAATTCCTAAATATTTAGATTGTCCTATAAACGAAAGTACTGATATATTTTGGGACAATGTAGTTACTGATGGCAATAATTTAATTATTCAAGGTAATTACACAGATACTAATATTGATGCTATTGTAAAGACTTTAACCAATGACCATTGGAGATTTAGCCCTACTACTTAGGCTACTTTACCTATTAATATCAGAAAGTACAATGATAATTTATAGAATGTACTGGATTCTAAATAGATTAATGTAAGATTTATTCCCAAAACTGCTAATACAGATACTAAGAATATTTGTATTTGTGGTGATAGTTTAGTACAAGGTACAGCAGCTGTTTCAGAATGTTATAAGCTATTAACTGCTGATGGTGCTTCATTTAATCAAATAGGTACCAGGTCTTTTACTTAGGATAGTGTAACTTATTATCATGAAGGTAGAGGTTCTTGGGGTTGGTTAGATTATGTTAATCCCACATATGAGAATACTTAGTTTGCCAATTTAACTAATGCTTTCATGCATAATGGTGTACTGGATTTTCAGAATTATATGAATACTAACTATTCATCTTTATCTAATAAGAACATTGATTATTTCATTATTTCATTAGGTACTAATGATATAACTCAAGGTAGAGTATTTCCAACAGATGCTACTATTAATAATATTATAAGCAGTGCTAAAACCTTTATTAATGCTTTATTATCTTCTAATAAAGGATTTCCAAATTGTAAAGTAGCTATTGGTTTACCTGCAATAGGTGCTCCTTCTTTTGCTACTGGAAGATACTCAGCAGAGTTATTTAGATTTGGTATTATGAAGTTAAATAAAGCTATGATAGATACCTTTGATAATGGCAAATATAAAGCTAATGTAACTTGTGTAATGCATGGGGCTTATATAGATAGAGCTAATAATTATGCTCATGAATCAGTAACAGTTAGCCCTTATAATTCTGAAACTGTAACTTATTATACTAATAGTTGCCATCCTTTAGTTGCTGGTTATAAGCAATGGGGTAGAGGTTACTATGGTAAAATTAGAGCTTTTCTTAATGGAAATTTATAATATAAATTATGGCAGAAATTGAAAAATTAAAAAGGGGTACAGATACAGTGTACCCCATTACTGTAACAGATGCTGTAATAGATAATAATAGGGAAGGAGATACTTTATCTAATGTATTAAAAAATAACCTTCCTATTAATATTTCAGTTCAATATGATGATACTTAGTTACCCAAACAACTAACATTAGCTGAAGCCATTGCTTTAGTTCCTGAAGCTGTTAGAGTTATAGGTTTTAAAGGTAAATTTTTAAGTGCTGAAGGTTGGGTTGAGTATTAGTTTGATGGTGAAGTATCTCAATGGATGAATACTGAAAAATGGTCTAAGATAGTTAATAATAAAACAGGTATTCATAATTTATTTATCTATGCAATAGTAGACAGCGATAATAAAGTATTAGCGGGTATTAAAAAAGACGGTGCAATGTATATGTCTAATGCAGATATTGCAGGTACTGATATATTAATTGAACTTACAGCTATTTAGTAGCAATTAAAAGAGAACACCTCTAATATTACAGAATTGCAAAAAGTAATGCCTACAAGTATTGACCATAATTATTATTTATGGGCAATTGCTGATAAAGATAATAAAGTTATTTTAGGTGTAACAAAAGATGGTATTGTAGAAGTAGATAAAATAGTTGCTAGAGATGCTGATGTCAAATCTCTCAACTATAATATTAATGATTTAGATTTTGATAATCCTATTGATTTCAGTGATAGCAACAGTATTCAAATACCTACTCCTAGATGTGCATATATTAATATAACAGGAGTTACGCAACTTCCACAAAATAAAACAAGTGAGGGCTATATAGATATGAAAGCATATCTTGAATTTTGGGATATGCAAGGTAACTATTTTAAAAAGAAAGTATTACTTAATGCACAAGGAAATAGTTCATTATCAATGCCTAAAAAGAATTTTTCAATAGATTTATGTAATGATGATTGGGTAGGTGATGATACTTTTAGTATGAGAATAGGAGATTGGGTTCCTCAAGACTCTTTCCATATTAAAGCTTTCTACACTGATTTCTTTAGAGGTATTGGTATTACGGGTTATAAATTATGGCAACAGGTTGTTGATACTTTCGATATTAAAGATAATAGACCTTATAAATACCTTTATACAGGTGATTATAGTTTAAATACTG